CTCTGGCCGGACGGTCGCACGTCCGCCGAGACCTTCGGCAACTGGAAAGCGGAACTCTGGTGGCTGGTCCGCATGGCCGCCCAGCGCACCGCCGAACACGTCGCGTTCGTGGAAGGCCGCGACGGCGGCGTCCAACACCCGCTCGACGAACTGCTGGCGCTGCCCTCGGGCGACCCGGAAAGCGATGCGCTCTGCTTCCAACTCTCCCTCGTGAAGTGGGGGCGGAACGAGCGCGGCAAGATCGTCATCGAAACCAAAGAGCAGCTTCGCCGACGCGGCATCGCCTCCCCCGACCATGCCGACGCGCTCGTCCTGACCTGGGCCGAGCATCGGCAGGCGGTCCCGGCGGCTGCGTCCGGCTCCTACGGCTGGAGCTAGAGGGAGAACCGGATGGAGAAGCGGGACGATCCGTCCAACCCGTCCGGCGCCTACGTCCGGATGAGCGCGGTGCGCGAGCGGGTGGTGGACATTCTGGACGGCCCGGACGCGATCCGGGGCAAGGGGCAGACCTACCTCCCGAAATACGAGAGCGAGGACGCAAACGAGTATAAGCGCCGCCTCGCCCAGGCGCCCTGGCTCCCGGAGTTTGAGGATATCCTGGGCGGCCTCGCGTCCAAGCCCTTCACCAAGGACATAACCCTCGTTGAGGGCGCCTCTGCCGAGATCCTGGCGCTGGCCGAGGACATTGACGGGCGCGGGAACAACCTGACCGCGTTCGCCCGCCCGACCTTCCGCAGCGGCATCGCGTTCGGCATGGTCGGCATCTTGGTCGACAACACCGGCACCGGCACGGCCCGGACCAAGGCCGAGGAGCGCAAGACGGGCGTCCGCCCTTACTGGCTCGCCCTGTCCGCCGAGGAGATCATCGACCTCAAGACCGCGTTCGTCGGTGGCCGCGAGGTGGCCTACCACGTCCGCCTCCGGGAAAGCGCGGTCACGCGCGACGGCTACGACGAGAAGGTTCAGGAGCGCGTTCGCGAACTCAACCGCGAACCGACCTTCAACCCACGCGGCGACATTGTGGCGCTGGGCGCCCCGACGTGGACCCTGCATCGCGTAGAGCGAAACGAGGCGGGCGAGCGGGTCTGGACGCAGATCGACGACGGCGTCTTCGCCCCCCTGACGGAGATTCCGCTGGCCCTGTTCTGGACCGGCGACCGCAAGGGCTCGCAGGAGGTGCATTCGCCGCTCGCCGCCCTGGCGGACAAGCAGATCGAACTCTACCGCGCCCTCAGCCGGAAGGACGAGGCCTACACCAAGGCCGGGTTCCCGATGCTCACCGCGAACGGTCTTCGCCCCCCGGCCAAGGGGGAGGAAAAGCTGATGACCGGCCCCGGGCGCGTCCTCTACGCCCCGGCCCAGGGCGCCTCGTGGGACTACATTCAACCCGAGCCGGATATCCTCAAGGAACTCCGCGCCGAGGTTGAGGCCACGCGGGACGATATGCGCCGCCTGGGCCTGCAGCCGCTCATGCCGAAGTCCGGCGGGGTCACGGCGACCGCCTCGGCCATCGACGGCGCCCGCGCGCAGTCCGCCGTCCAGACCTGGGCGCTGGCGTTCAAGGACGTGATCGAGCAGGCGCTCGTCTACACCGCCCGCTGGATCGGCCAGGAGCCGAACGTCGAGGTCTCGATCCATACCGACTTCCTCGCGGGCGTCACGTCGCAGCCGAGCCTCGACGCGCTGGCGAAGGCGCGGGAGGCCAAAGACCTCAGCCGCACCGCCTACCTCACCGGCCTGATCCGCCTGGGCGTGCTGCCCGGCGACTTCGACATGGAAGCCGACGAGGCGCTGATCGCGACCGAACTTGAGGGCCTGGAGCCCGAGGAGACACCCCCGGATGAGGGCCTGGACCCCCCGGAGGACTGAGTGTTGCCGTGGTCGTGGAAGCGGCCCGGCGCCCGGGGTGGATGCCCCACTAGCACGCGGTGGATGCCGCAGAAGGACCAGCGATGAAGCTCAAGACCCTTGAGATTGACGGGAAGACCTATGCCGAGGTCAGCGCGGACGGAAAGCCGCTCTACACCGGCGACGACGGCAAGGAGGTCGCCTTCGACGCCGTAGCGACCAGCGCCACCCTCCGGACGCTGCGCGGCGAGGCCCAGGGCCACCGAGAGGCCAAGGAAACCGCCGAGCGGGCGCTCAAGGCGTTCGAGGGGATCGAAGACCCCGCCGCCGCCCGCAAGGCGCTGGAGACCATGGCGAACCTCGACGCGAAGAAGCTGATCGACGCGGGTGAGGTTGAGCGGGTCAAGACCGAGGTCGCCAAGGGCTACGAGACCAAGCTGGCCGCCGAAACCGACCGCGCGAGCAAGCTGGAGCAGGCGCTCTACGCCGAGAAGATCGGCGGCGCCTTCGCCCGCTCCCCGCTGATCGTGGGTGACAACGCGAAACTCGCCATCCCGGCGGACCTCGTGCAGTCCCGCTTCGGCACACAGTTCAAGATCGAGGACGGCAACGTCGTCGCCTACGACGGCCACGGAAACCGCATCTACTCGCGCGGCAACCCCTCGCAGTTCGCCAGCTTCGACGAGGCGCTTGAGATCATCATCGAAGCCTATCCCCACAAGGACTCGATCCTCAAGGGGACCGGCGCGGCGGGCTCGGGCGCGCAAGGTGGCGGCGCTGGTGGCGCTGGCGCCAAGCAGATGAAGCAGTCCGAATTCAACGCCCTCTCGCCCAAGGACCGCGCTGCGCGGATGGCGGACGGCGTCAAGCTCTTGGACGGCTAAGGCCGCCCCCTGAATTGCCGTGGCGCCGGATGGGCCTCGGTGCCCGGGTCGGATGACCCACCATCAACCCCGACCCTAAACGCGGCCTCGCTCTGACGCCGCCCAGCACAAGGAACCGTCCCTATGCCTAACACTCTGACGACTCTGGCCCCGACCCTGTTCTCCGCTGCACGTGAAGTGCAGAACGAGCCCTGGGGTGTCGTGGGCGCCATCAACACCGCGTTCGACGACAAGGGCGTGGCTATCGGCGATAACGTGTCGGTGGACGTTGCGCCGGTTCGCGCGGCCTCCAACTTCACCCCCGCCAACGTGGCCTCGACCGGCACGGACGCGACCGGCTCGAAGATCGACGTCACCATCACCAAGTCCCGGAAGGTGGATTGGCACCTCACCGGCGAGCAGGTCCGCTCGCTGGAAAACGGCGGCATCAGCGAGGATTGGGTGCAGCAACTCGTCCTCCAGGGGATGCGGACGCTCCGGAACGAGGCCGAGGTGGACGCCGCCCTGGCGGCCAAGCTGGGCGCCTCGCGCTCGTTCGGTACGTCGGGCACCACGCCCTTCGCCTCCGACCTCCAGGCGCTCACCAACGCCCGCAAGATTCTGGTGGATAACGGCGCCCCGATGGCCGAGGCGAGCATGGTGTTCGACACGAACGCCGGTCTCAACCTCCGCAACCTGGGCATCTTCCAGCAGATGCAACAGCAGGGCTCGGACCAGCCCCGCCGGACCGGCAAGTTCGGGCAGGAGATGGGGTTCAGCCTCGTCGAAAGCGCGGGCATCGGTCTCCATACGGCGGGCACGGCCTCGGGCGCGACCACGAACAACGCGGGTTACGCGGTAGGCTCCACCGTCCTTACGCTGGCCTCAGCTGGCACCGGGACCATCCTGGCCGGGGACGTGATCACGTTGGCCACTGACCCGAACAAGTATGTGGTCGTGTCCGGTGACGCCGACGTGTCGAACGGCGGCACCATCACCATCGCGGAGCCCGGCCTTCGGGTCGCCATTCCCACGTCCACGCGGGCGATCACGATGAACACCTCCTACGCTGCCAACGTGTTCTTCGAAAAGTCGGCCATCGTGGGCGTCATGCGTCCCCCGCTGATGCCCGCCAACCCGACCATCACGCAGCAGTTGGTCTCGGACGCGCGGGGCATGACCTACCTCATGCTTGACATCGCCCAGTACGGCCAGCGCACCTGGGAACTCCACCTCGCCTGGGGGTTCCGGACGATCAACACCTTCGCGAGCGGCATTCTGCAGGGCTAACACCCCTTGGCCATGCAGAGACCGGAACAGGGGGGGCTCACGCCCCTCCTGTTCTCTCGCAGGCGCCCGCGCAGGGGGCTCCTCCGTGAGAACAGGACGACCTTTCAGCCCCAGGAGACCGCCGTGCCTAACACTGTCCCGAGCGTTCGCGTTGTTTCCACCCATCCCCAGAGCCAGGGAGCATTTGTCGAAATCAACGAAAGCGACTTCGATGAGGCGATCCACACCCTCTACGTCGACCCGCTGGACCATGACCGCGACGGAGAGCGGGGCGGCAGCGAACCCGGCCACGGTCTGACCAAGCGCGAGGTCATCGCTGATCTGGAGGCCATGGCGGTCCCCTACGACCCGCGATCAGGCAAGGCAGACCTCCTGGCCCTGCGGAACGCGGCCCGCGCCGAGCGCGATGCGGCCCCGGTCCCCGAGGCGGTTAACCCGGCCCCGACCGAGTGAGCCGATCCCGCAAAGCGAAGGACGACCCGCGCAATCGGGTCGTCTGGATCGACCGGGGATGGCAGCCGGTGGAGATCGGCTTCTGTCCCTCCAAGGCGGCCTGGAAACACCATGCCCGGTTGATGGGTCTCAAGGACTTGCCCTATCCCACCAACGCGGCGACGTGCACGCGCTTCGCCAAGCCGGGCTTCGTCAAGGTGATCGTGACGCTGGGCAAGCTGGCCGACGAACCCGGGCGCTCGCGCGTCGAGGTAGCCGGGCTCCTCTGCCACGAGGCCACCCACGTCTGGCAGGCGGTCCGGGAGGCGATGAACGACCCCGGGCAGCCGTCCGTAGAGTTCGAAGCCTACGCCATGCAGGCGATCTTCCAGGGCCTCTATCAGGC